TGCCATACGTTCTGCAACTTCTGTGGCTGATGCAGGTGTCTTATTAGGATCACCTAACATATCATTATACAAAGCTCTCTTTATATTATTCCTCATATCATTTAAAATTAAGTTAGCTACATCAAAAGAACCTGCGGCTCTTATTGGTTGCAGTCCTTGTGAGTTTGGTGCTTTTGGAATGACTGTGCCAGGGACTAAGTTTATTGTATCAACATTAATAACACCATCATCATCTATTTGATAGATGCCTGATATAGCCATCTGTGCATTTTCTAAAACCATTTCTATTGTAAGATTACAAGTCTTAATTGCACTAAGAGCATTTAAGGCAGGACCTCTACCATATATCTCGCCACTTGCTTTACTCCATCTAAAAGCTATAAATGGATTTGATCCAACACCTTTATATGTTTCAGCCATAATCATTTCTTTATTACCTTGATCTATGACATAATAACCATACTTTTCTTCATTAGGATCATCATATAACTTACAAGATACTTCTAATATTTTAGTCTTACCATCAGGATTCTTAGTCATATCTTCTAACATTTTAGGTGTGAATATAGCATTAGGATATGCAACTATAAGATCTTCATTCTTGATGTGTCTTTCACGATATACATGATCTACCTTACCATCAGGTCCAGTATCTAATACAACTTGTGGTAATGGAATAGATTGAAACCTAATAGGATTTACTGCATCACCTTCCATAACACAAAGCACAGCAGTACCAAGTGCTAAGTCTATAAAGCACTCATGTATCTCTTGTGCAAAGTTTGAGGTCTGTAATATTTCAAATACATAATCTGTTACTGCATCTAATGCATTATTAACATCATCTCTTTCTGCTTCAGGAACTTCCTGACCAGTAACAAAATCTGCCCATCTAGCAAAGTTAGGAGTTAGTCCAGACTGTAATCTTGATGCAAACTCTTGAATACCTACAACTGCTGTTTCATCAAATATTCTATCATCTCGTCTTTCACCAATCGTTACAGTTTTAAAACCTTGACGTTGTGGCAGACAAAAATCAAATATTTCATCATAAACATCTTCAAAGTGTAGCCTATGAGATTTAGCTTTCTCATAGTTTTGGATTAATCTTTCTACAGTCTTTTCATGCATTAGTTATCGTATTCGTTGTAGAAACCTATGCCACCACCTGAGCCTCGTAGCAATGATCTTCTACCACTACCTTTCCTTTTACGAGTAATATTTTCTTCAAGAACATCTTGTCTTGCATCTGCTCTCTTCTGAGTTTCAACTTCTTTTTGAGCTTCTGTTTCCATCTCAGCTTCTTTTTCTGCTTTAGTTGGTGGGGGTGGACTTGAGCCGCCTCTAGGTAAACACATTAGACTCTCCTTACATTCTTGACCATAAACCTGCTCTACGTTTAGCTTTAGGTCTACGATTAAAGACATCATACTCTACTCTAGCATTAAATGTTTCTATCTTTTTATTCATGCCTAGTACCTGCCTTCCCTCACCTGACCCTAACATTAAATACTGCAAAGCATCATGGATATGTGAGTATCTATCCTTCAAAGGTTTATCTTCATATCGTTCTCCTGAAACCTGAAGTCTACGATATTGATAACCTCCCTCAAACCCTTTTACCAATTCTTTACACCTAAAGTCAATCAAAATCCCTGATAAGCCATCTACCATTCTATTTAATACAGATGCCACAGACTCAATCCTCAATGCAACATCATTACTTTGAGTTGGTCTAGCACTCAAACCTGCACCTCTTAAAACCTGAAAAGGTGTTGATTCATCTGTTTGAGATCTAAAGTCACCTGCTGGGTCACCATATATATGCACTTCACAATTAGCATATCTTGTTGCAATCTCTGATCTTAATAATTCAGCAAACCTTACAATGCCCATATCAAAGGCTACAATCTCTTGTAATATGTTCCATCTACCTCTAACCTTTTGACCAAAGACTGCCGCAGGTGTAAGACCAAAGTCTAATCCTATATATACTGGTATACCATCTGCAACTGGAATTTCTTCTTTTGCAACATGAGTATCAGCTACAAACATATTATAAACTGGCTTACCATCTTGAATACTGCCAAGCCTATTCATAACATAAACATCTATCCAAGACTTTGTTTTACCTTGTACCAAGTTAGGATAATATGAATCTAAAATATTTTTTGCATTCTCTGCTTGTTTATTTGGCACATATCCAGTAACAGAACCATCTTCATCTTTTTCTTCAAGCATACCACTAGGTTGTGTAAAGAATCTCCAGTTATCAGGTTTAATTAACATACGACTCTCTTCTAAAGTTATATGATCTGGAACTGGTACTTCACCTGACATAATAGACCACCAATGATCTTCTTCAGGACTATTAGTATCACAGATAACACCTGACCATGTAGCACCACCATCTTTGACACTAGGATATCTGCCAACTCTCATAGTACAAGCATCAATAATAGACTTAGGTATTTCTCTAGCTTCGTTAATCCATACACCAGTTAATTCTAACGAAAGAAGTTTTTTAACATCTTCAGGTCTATCAAGGGCAAGGAATATGACTTCCATCTCCAAATCAGCTTGGGTAATAGTATGTGTATATGGAACTGACCATGCAAACTTACCCCATTCTTCTTCAGGAAACCAATCAAGCCATGTCTTAATTGTTGTAGTACGGAGTTGTGGATTTGTATTTCTGATAACTGCCCATCTGCTTTTTCTTTTACCATTCTGACTTTTCTCCTGCATTAAGGCTCTTCTAAATATTTCTATACTACAAGCAACTGACTTACCACTTCCTACTGGACCTCTGATACCACGAAAGAAAGTATTATCTTTCATAAAGGTCTTGAGTACTTCACCATCAGGTTTATACTTAAACGTTATCAATGTTTGTATTAACTCCGATCCTTAATAACTTATCTACTGTTTCAGGACCAATAACAGCTATAACTTTATCTGCTTCCCTATCAGTACAGAATTGTTCAGGGTGATGTTTCAGGTGTACTCTTTTAACAACCTCTCGAAGTATTCGTCTTTCTTCTATTTTTAGTGTATGTAAAAAACTCATTGACCAGTACTATTTAAATATTTCATATACTCTTCAAGCATTATTTCTTTTGTAGGAATCTTATCTACATTCATACCTTTGCCACTTAGATATTCACGAAAGCCACGATCACCTGCCATCTGCCTAATATCACCACCTGATAACTCAGCCATCTTCATTTCTTTATTACTTTTTAATAGGCTTTTCTTTTTTCCATTCTTGGGTATTGCCATATAACTTCT